ATAAGTTCATCAGTCTGCTCTGCATTGCATCCTAACACACGTGTGCAGTAATCAATGTCTTTGTTCAATTGAGAGAGCATGACTGTCTTAATATAGAATAAAGTGTTGAAAGGAGTAAGTCCTTTTAAACTCACGTCATGTGTCTGCTTCAGTGTCAGACTAGTGAGTTCCTCTCAACATTTATATAATAGCATAAAAAAGCACCCTGTGTGGGTGCTTGTGACAGTTTGTAATGTGGTACACTAAGCGTTCTGCCAAGTGATATCTCCTTTATTATCAACTACATAAGCATTTATGTAATGATCAGCATCAGGACACTGTGCTAATTTGGGGAACCATGATTCAGCATTTATACCTGCGTGTTCATCAGTTGCAAATGATATTGTATTCTCATTTACACCTGCTTTAATGACATCTAACACATAATCATCAACAATTCCTTCATAATATGTGGTAACTGTTGCTTTCTTTGTAGTATCTAAAGAATTATATTTGTGGAAGTCCATGTACAAAGCAGCACAATCATTCTTGACACAATATGCTGCCACAAGATCAAACTGCAATAATGGTTTGCCTAATACTATCATAATTAACCTCCTTTGTCAATCTCTATTTGTGCTTGAGTAATAATATTATTCAAGAAATCAGTTCTTGATTGAATCTCTTCTGCTGTTGATGTAAATCCAGCAGTCCAATCTCCTCTATCTTTAGTTGATAAGAAGTTAGCATCAGCATATTCTGTCAACAACTGACTAAAGAACGATCTCTCTGTCCATGATTTCAATAACAAATACTGTGCCATCTTATCCCTAAAATTCTTCAAATAATGACTAGCAAGTGGTAAGAATTGTCCTGGTGTCTGTAAGTATGCATCACTTGGATTATTAACCTTATGAATCTTTTCATAAAACAGAGGAGAAATGGGGTATTTAACACTCTGCACATTGGTGGTAAACTCCTCTTGTAATGTAAGATTTCTCAACTGTTTTCTATATTCAGTATACAATGCTTTCTGATCAGCAGTAATAACAGCATCAGATACCATTGTCCAATCAGTCTCACTTAACAAGAAATCTCTAGCAAGTCTTATTGTAGTACGAGAGACAGATTGTGTCTTCGCATACATTCTATTAAGTTCTTCTTGAAAATCAGCATCTTCAATAGAATCAAATAAATAAAATGCTTCAATTAATTTTTCTTTAAACTCAGTTGCTTTTGTATTATCAACTGCCTCCATTTCATAATCTTTCCATACATCCTTATTTGCAGTAAAATCTCTTACATACTTTCTACGCTTTGCAAAATATGTACCATTACTATACCAACTAAACATAATAAGTTTATCTTTATCAGTATCCCATAAAGGATACATGTAAGGAGTTAGAGTATCAGTCCAATAAGAATCGGGAATCGCTCTTACAAAATCTTTATATGTTACGGTTTGGTTCAATACATCTAATTGAACTTCCAATACCAAAGTCTGCGTAGCCATGTTTTTATTACATTCTCCTTATATATTTAGAAAGATTTAATCAAGTATTTACAAGTACTATACGGTACTAGCAAAGGAACTTCAAAATCAGGATCAATTGACGCTACTGGTTCAATCTTAGTTGTTGATTTCAAAGTAATCCTTGCATCAGAAGCAACTACACCAGAACTATATGTAACACCAGAACCTTGAGCACCGTCTACTGTATATGATAATGAATCAATTGCTGGTTTTGAAACTGCACCTGGAGTTGACACAAAAATTTGTGATGTTGTCTTTGGACTCCACCAAATCAATTCACATATACCAATATGGTTCTTATCTTCAGCAGTATCATTACTACCACTAGCTGTTGGTAGATCTTGTTCTATCTTAAATTGCGTATCAGCACCTCTAGCATCTTGTGGTACATCAACAGTGAAAGTATACCATTTAGTAGCACCACTGTCACCATCATAATTTCCAGTATTTGTACTAGTATCAATTGCTGGAATATTACCTGCAAGCGGATCAGTACGTTGAGCAGAAGGATTTACTAATGTTCCCATTAAATTCCAATTTGTCTGCCCACTCTTCTGATAGTATACAGTCATTGCTACTGCTGAATCATCTCCACCATTCTTAGTATTACCTCTTGCTGCTTTAACAGAGAAATAATTGACATCACTAGTATCAGTTGGCATTAATACAACAAAACGAGTTTTTGAAGCAGCACCTTGACCATACCCAGTTCCTGAAACTGGATTACCAAACTTAAGATAGTGACTGTAAGTATAAGTGGAATTTGTATCAAGATTAAGAGAAGTAACTTGACCAATAGTAGCATTAAATGCTGCTGTAACAGTAGTACCTCCTCCAGCACCATGCAATACATGAACGACAGGTGCTTCTGTATATCCAGATCCACCAGAAGTCAATGTAACATCAGTTACTTTACCAGCAGTAACTGTTGCAGTTGCAGTAGCATGAGCAGTAACAGATCCACCACCTGTGAATACTATTTGTGGTACTTGTGTAGTTGGAAGTTTAAATGATCCAGCACCATTTCCAACACCATTTCCATCACCAACTATACTAACATCAAACTGATCAGCATCTATAGATCCAGACTGAATAATAGTATCTGTTGTAATCGTTGTACCACCACCACTACTTCCTGTTACTACACCTGCTTCCAATTTGATATAACCATTTCCACCTTGTGCAGATTTTCCTGAAGTATTACTTGCTTCTGGATCATTAGCACCACTACCACCAGCACCAATGCTATAAGTTCCACCTGTTGTAGGAGTTCCAGCATCACCAAAGGACACAGTTCCTTGCCATAGTGCTCCAGCACCACCACCACCTGCACCAGCAGTCCAGTAGTCATTATTCCATTCAACCTTCATTTCAGCAGAACCATTGGTGTTAGTATGATTACTATATGATGAACTACTACCAAACATAGATGCTAACCAACCAGAATCTCCTTCAAATCCTCTCTCACCACCTTGGTGTCCAGAATCTCCACCAGGAGATCCACCAGGTCCACCACCACCTCCACCATTACCAGTACCACCACCATATGTCGTACCACTGTTGCAGCCAGCACCACCGCCGCCTCCACCGCCACCGACACATTCACCAGCACCACCATTACCACCTGATCCAAAGTTAATTACAGAATAACCTTGTGCATTTGCAGCTGGGGGACCGCCAATCTGACCAGTATACCCAGGAGTGTTTCCTTGAGCACCTGCACCACCACCTCCACCAGCTCCAGCAACGAAAGTACCACCAGCTTTTAACATTGTGGATGCACCACCACCTCCACCATTACCACCACCATTTCTACCATTACCACCAGTACCACCTCTTTGAGAACTTCCTCCAAGTGGAGCACTTCCTTGAGCTTGTCCATTAGCACCACCACCTTCATATGCAATAAATGCTGTGCTTTGTACATTGTTAGCGTTTATCCACGTTTGTGATAAAGTAATGTCAATTTGTGCTCCTGGTCCACCTGCTACTGTTTGACTACCACCAGTACCAGCATCAGCAGTAGATGTACCTCCTTTACCACCTCTTAATCTGAATTGACCACCTGTTATATTAGCATAAGATGAAAGATTAAATACTCCATTACTAGCATTAGGAGCAAACCATCCAGAATCTCCAGATTGTCCACCTACATTAACATTGACACCAGCAGTTCCTCTACCATAATTAACTGAATTCCAAAATATTGCACCAGCACCACCGCCACCACCTGTATTTGGATTATTTGAATTTGTTGTTTCTAATACTTTTGTTCCTGTTCCAACTGTACCAGGAGTACCAGTAGAACCGCCGCCAGCATTATGTGTTCCATTATTAGTTGCTGTTCCTCCTGCTCCACCAGTTCCTGGTGTATTATCTCCAGCAGTAGCACCCATTCCTTTCTTACCACCACCAGCAGTTATTTTAAATGTAGATCCATCACCTAATGAAAGTACTGTATCTGTACCATCATTACCATTATACGATCCTGCACCACCTGATCCACCACCACCACTTATAGTATACTTAATTGTGTTTATTGTTCCTGCTGGCCAGTTAAAGTTAGTTGTACCTATAGGAGTGCCAGTTTCAAATACAGTAGTATATGAAACAATGTCTTGTCCTTCAGAAGTTTGTTTTTCTCTAGCACCAATCTCAGAGTTTGCATCAAACTTTCTAAATGTAGGTGCTGGTACACTAGTTTGCCACTGCCAACTACCAGAACCACTACCAGTTGCAAGATAATTTTGATTAGTAACAGAAGTATTATATTCAAACTTATGTGTACCAGCACCTTGAGCAGTTAAATCAATTCTTCCTGTTGTAACTGTCGTATCGGTTGCTTGTGACTCTGATCCATACAATTCAATTGTGTCTGAAGTTATACTTCTTGCATAATATGTTGTTCCACTAGTCAATCCACCAATAGTAGTGCTACCTGCTGTATACTTAATAGGATTACCATTAGATAATCCATGATTTGCTATCTCAATTGTTTCATTGGTTGTATCAACTTTAGCTGGTGCTACATCAACATATGCTTTTGGATTCTGAATTGATCCAGCATCACCTGCACCTGCTTGCCAATCCCAAACATCATAAGTTGCTACACCTGTTGTTGGATAAGGTTTCCTTAATAATCCATGAGTGTGATCGTATTTTAAGTCACCAACAGGATTCCAACTATTTACCTTTCCATTTCTTGCTCTATACTCAACCAAATACCTATCATAACTTGTTGCTGAAATTACCTGAGATGTATCAGGTTCTGAGTGATATACTGTATGACTATGTTGTGGTGGTCCAGTCAAATCTTCAGGATCCATAGTAAGTTTAACAGTATGTGTTCCAATAATGTCACAAGAAACTGTCTCAGTTACATTATCATATCCAGTTGTTACTATCTGACCTAAAGAAAAATAATCATCTTGAGAATCTTGATCTAAGTACCATTTACCACCTGTAGTACCAACACCAAGTTGACCACCACCTGCATTAGCAGAATTACCTCCGTATACTGGACTATTACCAACTATCTTTTTAGTTACCATGTCAGGAACTTTAAAAGTTCCCATATTAGGATCACCTAACCATTCATATACATTTGTCTGAGTTATACCTTGTATCTGTCCATTAGCATTTATTCTAACAGAAAATGTTGCATTTGATCCTGCACCACCATTAACACCAGTAACAGTAACGATAATATTTGGAGCACCTCCTCCTCCAAGTTGAGCATCTGTAATTGTTAAAGTATTATTAACCGCATAATTATAACCTTTCTTCTTTAACGATACTACTGGCAATCCAGTACCATCAACAACAACATCAAATGTTGCGGATGTACCACTACCACCACTGGCACTTATTCCTAGATATGATCCTGATGTTCTGCTACCATTAGCAATACCATTATGAGTAAAAGTGCCAATACCATTACCATATACATTAACTGTTGGAGCACTTGTATATCCAGAACCAACATTATCAACATTAATACTAATCAAAGCACCACTACTACCATCAACAGCAGCAACAGATCCTAGTGCTTGAATAGGATTAGCTCCACTTGGAGCAGAAATAACAACAGTAGAAGCAGTTGAATATCCAGTTCCAGCAGTAGTTATACCAATACCCTGACTAGGATAACCTCCATATTCTTTACCAATTATCTCATATAATCCTGGAAAATCTTTAATATAATACTCATCACCATTACAATATAGATAACCCTCATGAGTATATGCAGGATCATTATCCTGATCACTTGGATTATTATAATGATTACCACCAGCCTCTAAATGCTTATGAAGTTCGGTATTATCATTAATATAACTATGATCAAAAGAGTTTGTCTCAGTCTTCAAATTGGGAACTATTGTACCAATAGGTGTTGAATCAACACCAATATCTGTATAAAATCCCGTTCTTGGATTTCTATATGGTCGTGATGATATTACCATTATTAAACCTTAATTAAGTATTCCATTACGATAAAAGGAGAACAAGCAGAATCTATTGAAGCTGATGCATCAGCTCCTATAGCCATAGTTGTTGATAAATTCTCTGGATCCACATTCACTGCTCTTGTTCTAACTTTATATGTATGATCACCATTAACATTCTTATCTATCCTTATTCTATGATTATGTAGGGTAGGATCAGTTGTCTGTGTTAAATCAGCAGTATCACTAGTAGTATGCTCTATAGCAGCACTACATCTTCTTGATTCTGCATCTGGATTACTCTGTAATGGCAATACATCATCCATACTTACATTATTAAAATCAACTGGAACACCAGTTGCTCCTGCTACATATGTTGCTGGTTGTTCTACACAATGATTCATACTAGCACCAGGTCCAGTTGGTCCCATTCCAAAAACAGGGTTACAACCAAATGGAATAGGTGGTAAAAATGATGCTGTATTACCAAACATTTGTGTATGAATACCATCAGGAGAACCCCAAAGGTATCCACCACAGAATTTAGTCGCTACTTTTAAAATACAACCACTCCTTGCCCATTCGTTAGTTCCACCCATACCTTCTCCTTGTCCTCCCTCAATACATCCACCCCAATAAATTGTATTACAGAAACCAAGAGGACTACAACCTGCATAAAAAGCAGAACCTGGATGTCCACCACCATTACCTGGATTCCAAAATATCACTGCTTTACACTTTTCCTGACCTCCTCCCAATGGATTACCACTAGCATCAAGATTAGTATTAGCAGGATTACCATTATCATATAATGTATTTTCCAACCAATCATCAATATCAATAGTTGAAGCAAGCATTCTACCAGATGATCCTTCTGCTCTTGGTTTATTATTTGTTTCAACAGGATTTGTCCCATCTGCTTGTATAGTCATGACCCTACCCCTAACAAATGTTCCAAAATGAGCGTGGGATGCAATCATGTCTTCATCAATACCAACATCACCTGTACGATGAGTTGCACCAGCATATGTATATCCTGGTTTACCTGGAATAGGAATTTCTTGTGAAGGAAGAACTATATTACCAGTATAAGTTATACTTACAGTATCTCCTATTTGAGATTCAGCAACAATACCAATACCAGATCTACTAATCTCCTGTGGAACAGTAGAATTATCATTCTTTCTTATATTATTATAAACACCAGCATTAGCACCAGTCGTAGGTTCAGGATACTTAGATCCAAAATCAGGAACCATAAATTGTGAATCTGTTATACTATCAAAATCAGTACCATCTAGATTTTTTTTCATAAATTTAGTACTAGTCCCTGTCCCCAATACTTGAGCAAGTCTTGGATAATCATTTACAAGATACTTTGATCCATCACATTTTAAATATCCAGCAGGTAAATTTTTTGGATTTTGACCTTGAGCTGGAGTACCATCATATTCCATTGGCCAGATAATTATCTGACCTGTCAAATTACCATATTTGGATTTTTCTTTTGTATATAATACTGCCATTAGAATGCTTTAATTATACAAGTTACGGTTAATGCAGGTTGTGAAGTGTCAGCTGAAATGATTAGAGCATCTTCAAGACTTTCTGCTTGGAGTGTTGATCCATTAGCATCTGGGGCAGTCCAAGAAGTCAATATCTTATTGCCATCAGTCATTGATCCACCAGTTTGAGCAATTTCAAAACTATCGTGATTATGACCTTTAAATGCAGGTTCTAATGGATTCTTACTAACACCTGTTAAATTAAGAGAAGTTGGAAAAGATCCATCTCTAAACTTTAATTTAATTGTGCCAGCTCCAGTTGTATTCTTATTTAGTTTAAGTGTGTATATTCCAGGAGTATCTTCAGTAATTTGTATGATCATAGTACCCTCTGGAAAATACTTCCATTTATTAGAAGCAATAGATGGTGTTACATACATTAAAGGTCTAAGTGCATCCCATTGATACCATGTATTAGGAGTAGCACCATACTCTCTTTTAAGATCAGTTCCTGCTGGCAAATCAATAGTATTTTGACCACTAGCAATAACAACATTATCAACCTCAAATGCTGTCATTGCTTCTGGATGATCTAATATACCACCAATATCAGGTGAAGATGCACCACCAGTAGTATCAGTATAACCAAGAAAATTTGGTCTAGATGCTACCTCTATTGGTCTTGGGAACATACCAGTATATGCAGGAGTTTTATGAGTATCCTTTGGTATAGTTGCATTTATACTACTAGTTGACTGTCCAGTAGGTAAAACATTCTGTGTATAATCATTTGCCTTATGACCAGAACCTCTAGTTGCATCAGTATCATCTCCTCTAGTATTCCAATGACTTTCTCCTGCTGGAACTTGTGACCAATAGTTTGCTGCTGGATTGGTTGTATTAGCACCATCATTAATAAATTCCATAAAACCATCACATGTAGGAAGAGTCCACTCACGTGTGTTATCTCCATAATAAGTTAGAAAATCTCTACCATTTGTCCACTCATATGAACCTGAATCACCATCCACAGCTTGACATGTAACATTAGGTTTTTTATTACTACAAATAACTGTTGTTACATCACCTTTCATCTCAACACCATTATCAGCTCTAAATGTCATAGCACCTCTAGCACGTACACCAACAGAAGTAATAGCATCTGAGTGTCTATGTGAAGGAAGATGATTCAATCCCAACTTACGATCAAGAGTATAAACAGTCTCAGTAAAATCAGGATTTGACAATTTTATATCACTAACTTTAAAATATAAACTTCCAGTTAAATTTAAAGTAAAATCAATATCTCCTGTAGCACTCCAGGTAGTTTTAACCTGATTTCCTAATCCAGTTATTAGATCCCCTAATTTAGTTCCTGCTACATCAATAATAGCTTGTTTTGGATTAGATTGATCATATTGATACTTTGGAAGATCTAATTGCCAACTTTCCAAATCAATCATTGCCCGATTGGATAAATTAGGAACACCAAATACATTAGTATCATTCTCATAAGGGAATGTAGGATTACCAACACTCATGTCACCACCATAAGTATCTCCAATCACAGATGCTAAAAGTGGATAATCTTTAGCCTCAATACTTTGTTTACCATCACAAACAATCCACCCCACAGGGATGTTAGAAGCGAGGAATCCAGTACCTCCATCACCACCCCAAGGTAAGATTGTACCTACCTTGGCGGTCTTCATGCTTTTAATAGAATCGTAGTATACTGCCATTGATTATAACTCCATTAACCACCAACCACGTAAAGCGTTTGGTATTTGTCTTGCGTTTGCTGATCCCTCAAGATCATATTGTCCTATGAATACTAAACCGAATGATGCATTACGTGTCTGAATAATTAATTCTCCAGAATCCCATGCACTACCAGCAGGTGCTGCTGATCCAGGTTGTATCCTAGTACCAACTGTATCACCTTGAATTGCAGTAGCAATAGCACCAATCTTATTTGCTCTTAGGATCAAACTTGTATTGTATGTTAAATTTCCACTAACTTCAATGAATCTAATCATATCACCTGTTTGTGGTTGAGCAATTGCAGAAGTAGCATCACCTGGTAAGTAAAGAATCATATTACTTCCAGAAGTAGCATTAACAATATAGTTATTGTTAGGTGCTAAAGGATTACCCTGTTGTTGACCAACACCAGCAGTTGAATCAAACTCAACATATGTCTGTCTTCTACCACCATTAGCAGTCCAGTACTTCTCAATACCAAATGAATCAATAGCACCAGTCTGATAGATGCTAAATGGTTTGCTACCAGTTGCAACACTTGTACTTGATCCTAAACCATCAACAGTAAATGTCTTAGTTGTAGGTACTGGTGATTCTTTAGGATCTCCAGTCATATAGAATGACTGACCCATCTCAAGTTTACCACTAATAGCATATGCCTTGAACTTAGGAGTTGTAGTACAAGTTCCTGTTGACACACAAGACTTATAATTAAGAGTTAAATCACCGTAGAAAGTACCTCTACCAGTAACTGTCAATCCAGTGTATCCTGTCTTAGGATCATCAAATGATCCATCACCAATATGTCCATCATCGTTAGAGATAACTGCAATTGGTGTAATACCATCAGAACCCCAAAGTCTTAAATTACCACCGTAAATATCTACATCATCGTGTGCCTTGATCTTACCACCATCATATAATTTTATTGGAGGTGTATCTACAGTATTTGGATTCCTATATTGCTTAGGCATCTTAACAGCATTTCCAGCATCAAGAGTACCATCAACACTATCTGGTGTGAACCATTCCTCACCGATTCTAACTAAATGAATCCTATCATATTTTGGTGGAATCAAATCAGCATTAGCAAGTGGTATCTCTAATCTAGTATCAAGATTGTTAGGAGTTCTTGCTTTAAGTGTGGCATCAGCAGCTCTTGTTGATGTTCCAGCAGGAATATCACGCAACAGTGTTGTAGTTTGTACATGAGTTGTAGTACCAGTTTGTGTATCTGGTACAAGATTTGCAAATCTAACAAATGAAGTTCCAGAACTCCATGTTTGAGCAACAGTACCTTCTATCTTATTAGAAGCAGATCCTCTACCACCATTTGTATAAGTGGAGTTAGATGTGAATGGAACTGTCCAAACATATGAACCAGCACTACCAGTGACAGTTGGTGTAGCAGTAATCTGTACAACCTCAATCTTATTGAATGAAGAACCAAAAATTGCACAGTAATCACCAACTTGGAATGGGAAATCAGCAGCAGTTGCTACAGTTGAATATCCATTTAATGTACAGCTAGTATCTGTAGGTGAAAGTGCTTGTGCTGTTACTGTAATTGGTATGTTTGCAGCAGAAGTATTACTTGCTAATGGGTCATGAGAGTAAACATAAACTGTATCACCCTTAGTATGTGCAACAGCAGAGGATCCATACTCCTCTGACTTCATAAACACAGTACCGTGTGTATTACCAGCAACTGTGTCACCTGTACAAGTGTCAACCTCAAACGTCTTAATACCACTACCATTTGTTATAGTTAACTTCTTATTGGTAGTTGAATTGGTATATGGTGTTGAACAAGTACCATTTAAGGTAAGTGCTCCAGTATATGTCTGATCACCATTGATTGTTACATCACCAGTTACAGAATTAACTTCAAATATTGTTATTGGAGTACCATCACAATCTCTCTTAACAGAGAAAGTCTTAGCAGTTTGAACTAAAGTAGTCTTAAGTTCAAATATCTCACCATCATCACCAGTTGTAGTACGAGAAATAATTACGTAATCACCTGGTTTATTTCCACCACGTGTAGTCTGTCCTACTAGATTGCCACCAAACTCAGCAAGATAAACATCATCTTCAGTACCAGCAGCATCAATAGCAGCAGTAGTCCATGTAGCATCATACTGTACATTACACTTATAGATCTTAACATCATCAGGGTGTTGTGTACTTATTGGAGCTAGTGTTCCAAATGGTAATCTCTCAACTTCAATCCAAATACCTGTTGGATCGTTAATCTTAACAAGACGAGTAACCTTAACAAATTCAGCATGATTACCAGACTGTTCAACAGTATCAAGAAGTAGAATATCATTCTCATTATAATACTGAACACCAGCTGAAGTAAATGGTTGAACCTTAAGAGGTAAGTAGTACTTGTTAGTACCTACCAAGTCTGGGAAGTCAGCAACAGGTAATCCAGTAGGAGTTCCTTGGAAATTCCTCTGTCCTGTTGTTGATGTATTACCACCCCACTTCTCATTAGCACCACCGTCAAACTGGTTTGCTTCAGCAGTAACAGTTGCTATGGATGCTGGTACAACAACATTAATAAGAGATACATTCTTAGTTGGATTAAGACCAGTAGAAGCTGTATGTACTTGTATTCCACTTCCTGCCTGTGCTCTGTATCCAATGAAGGAGTAAGAGGCATTACCACCACAAAGAGTTGTGGAAGCATTAAATCTAGCAGTGGAATCAACAACCAAATTATTTCTAATTGTTGTAGTACCACCCTGACCAGCAATAGTTAGAGTAGAAGCATTGGTAGCAAAAGCAACAGTACTTGTTGCACTATTACCAGACAAGAACTCAACAGTTCCTGAAGGAGATTCAAACTTAGTAGTATCTGTTAATCCTCTTCTTGTACCAATGATTGTATCACCAGCAATCTTAAGTGCCTTAGTATCAATCTGTACAAAGGAGTCAGACTCAGTGCTTGCAAATGCACCACCAAGAGTTAATCTAGACTTATTGGAATTAGATCCATCAACACTATCACCTATAGTAATCTGACTATCAGTACTGGTATTACCAATCTTGATATTCTGTGATGCAGTTGTTACATTACCAATCTCAATGTTTCTTGCTGATCCAGCAACTAATAAACCTTGAGTTGGTCTTGTTCCAGATGTTAATCCAACAAATCCAGTTTGATTAAAGAGTGTTGCTGTTCCATCTTCAATAGTAGTTGTAATGTCAGCATGATTAGCACTACCAGCACCACCACCATTAACTGCTATATCATTTTGGAATGTAGCAGTGTCAGTAAACTCAGAAGTTCCCTTGGTTGTAAATGCACTCTGCATTTCATCCTTGGTTGTATTAATACCAACCCTACCACTATTTGTAGTAGAAACTCTAAATGTTGCTGCATTATTAGCAGTTGCACTATCACCACCAACCATGAATGCATGGTCTTGAGCAGTTAGAGTTCTTGCTGCTAATGTTCCATGAGCAGCAAAGTTTTCAATTGTCTTACCACTAATCCATGCAGTACCAACAACATCTAAGTTAGCAAGAGGATCAGTTGCAGCAGATACAAATGCGTCTGCATAATCAACATGTGCAGCACGAGCAACAGTGTTAACACCTAACTTGTACTCACCAATCTTCTGTGTATCTGTTCTAATTGTCTGAGAACCAAGTACACCAACTTCTTTCCAAGAAGCATTAGCAATTTTTACTACAGCATTTGGTGTGTTAGTATTATTAAATATCAACTCACCATTTGAAATAGTATCACCAGCAGCAATACTAAATGTACATGTATTACCACCAGCAGTAAATCCAGTGTTAATTAACCATGTTCCAAGAAGTTTTTGTTCAGTAAATCCTGCTAACCTAAGTTCTTGTCCAGCAATTATTGATTCACCATTTATAGCATTTGCATTAGTGACACCAGACTTCCACTGAATTGTAACAGTTCTAGTAGAATTGTATATAAACTTCTCAATCTGACCTGTAATTGTTGAATAAACATTTGAGTAAATCCAACCAAGTGAACCACTTCCTCCTACTGACTCACCCTTAAGAAGAATATCTCCAGTTATAGGTGCTCCAGCAGAACCATAAGAAACAACTTGTGATACATCATAAGTTTGTCCTTGATCAGGAGTAATATTAGATGATGTAGTACCAGACACATGTGTCTGAATCTTATATCCTTGTCCAGAACCGTTTGAACCACGTTGATTAAACTGGAATACACCAGCAGCAACCCTGTTACCAGCAATAATAATATCACCAGCAGTCTGACGATTCTTCGTCATCGCTGTTCTATCTAAAGTTGAATCATCCTTAGTAGAAGAAAGATTAGAAGTTACCTTCAATGCAGATAGAACGCCAATGTTAGGTTCACCAAGAGTAGCATCTCTAACATTAGGTTGTACATTAATAGTTACAGGAGAGTTAAATGTATTTGTCTTATCACCATCCTCACCACCATTAACTGTGATATACTCATTAAATGTAACAGGAGTATCAAATGTAGTAACTAGATTTCCTACTTTATCATCGTCATCATCAGAAGAAACTAGATTTGCAGACTCTAGGAATACTTCCTCACCAGTAATAGCATCAATCTTACGGTTACCAATGTATAGGTCACCATTTGAGTTAAGACCAGTGTAGAATACTAGACCACCATTCTGCTTCTTAGACTGTGAGTAGAAGTCTTGAGTTGCACTCAATAGAACTTCTTGCTTTGCAGGGAATCCAGTTGAGTAGTTACCTGGACCAAAACCAAGGTATTCAAACGTATGGTTACCTGCTCTTGCGATAGATGGTCTTCGTAACTCAACGTATATACGTTGATCTACAACAACTGTGCTATCACCAGCGATAGGAATCTTACGATCTTCAGATCCAGCAGAAGAATTACCATCTTGTGCCTTAAGAGTACCTGCGTAATTATTATTCTTAAGTGCTTCTGTAGCAAGGAAATCTACAATAGATTCCTTAGTAGTTGAACCCTTAAAGTCGTTAACAGATACTAAACCATGAACATAGTTATCAGCAGCAGAGTATGTTTGACCAGGATCATTTGCAGTAGGATCAATCTGTTTGAACCATACAGGATCATTCTTATAATCTAGTGGATATAACTTACTGATTGGCTGAGAGAACTTGAAGTTATGGAAGTTCTTCTGGTTACCAGCACCTGTTGGATATGGTGAGATATTACCACGAATAGCAGTTATATAGAAGATACCATCTTGCTGATCAAAGATACGTCTTTGTATCTCCTGAACATCATAAACATAGAATGTATCATCAATTTCACCTGCATCCTCTACAGATTCAACATAGAAATCTTTACCATCAGCATCAGTAATAACATCACCAGGAGTGACAGTATAAACCTTAGCACCATTCTGTCTGTAGTAGTACTCTGGTAATCCTTCTTTAATAAGATCCTTAAGTACAAGAGACTTACCACCATCAGGATAATCTAAGAGGTCTGCAAATACAGAACCCTGAGTAAATCTAATGTTATCAGTAGAAGAATATTTAATATCACCACTAACACCCTTAAGAATTAAATGCCAGATTTCAGTTCCAGGAACATTCAATACAGCATGAACATAACCAGAACCAGATGAATTACCTGACCATGTTATAGCATTGGCAGTAGTAGATGCTGTCTTACTAGCAGTATAATATGGAGGAGTACTATTACCTTGAGGTGTTGTTATTTTAACTGTAGTAAATGTCTCATTCTTAAGTCCGACATTTGTGATACCATGATCAAATACAGTTAGTTCTAAGTACTGATTACTACTCTCTGTGTAATATCTACCAGATTGAATAGACATTGAAACATTGTTATATGTCTCAATAGTTCTAAGATAATTCTTAGTTCCCTTAGTATCCTTCTTATATGGATCATAGAATATATTTTCACCAGCAGCATTAGTCTTAACAATGCTGTTTGAAGTAAACTCAGAATCAGTGTAACCAATGATCTCATTGGCATTACCACTATCACTAGTATTAAAGAACTTAGCCTTAGTTACATTACCTGTTACTTGCTTTAACTTAATTTTTTGTGGAAGAAGTTTTCTTGTCTCGTCCTTCCTCATCTTAATCGTAAATCCATTTAGAGGATCACGAACAGACTTCAGATACTTAGGAATAACATAACGTAAACGATATATACGATCATTTGCTGTCCTATCAGAATCATCAATTCTTTCAAACCAAGAATCATTTGTCTTGTTATTACCAGATGCATCATTATACTGAGTATCATGGAATCTTCCTAAGATACTTTGAGTATTGGATGATTCATTCTTAACATTTAAGTACCACTTACCTTTAGCAGTAGTTCCAACATTACCATCGTATGATGGATCATACTTCATTGGTGACTCACGCTTATCTGCAAATATAGAGAAGTTATATGTATTAGGAGCAGTTAAAGGAACAAAATTAATTTCATTCTGTCCTGATATTGCATCAGCATGTGTCTTGTGTATAGTAATTACTTTAGCGGTATGATACTTAGCATAGAAGAACTTATCTCCTCTAAGTCTATTGTTACTATCAGCAACATCAGTATCATTCTGGTAAGAAGTTCCTACAATTGGTAGATTACCACCTTCATTCTTCCTAAAGAATACTTTATGTGCTGCAACAGAAGCGTTAGGAACATCAAAGATATGTGGAATATCTGTAACAAGACCACCTTGTATAGCACCAGCTCCAGTATCAAGTTCACAAGAATATTGATGTAGATCATACTTGTCATCAAGAACAAACTGATAGATATCAATTTCAACGTCTGGATGAATCGCTTCTACCTCAGCAGAGTGAATGTAGATACCAGCAGCAGCGTTATCCTTACTGCTTGCAAGCATCAACTTAGTCTGATCACTTCCATTGAAGGTTGTTGTGCCAGAATAATTTTCTGGTTTTGTGTTTCTACCTGGAGCAATTACGTAATACTCAGTATTAGTATCAAATCCATTAGGTAGTCTTACATTACGCTTATCAACTTCAACATACAGATTAGTTGTTGTATTATAACGTGGACGTGGAACCAATCTTACTGGTGTTCCAGTCTCTAACTGGTGAGGATTAGAACCTGATGTTGGTCCTGGTGTCCAGTCTTTCAATCCCCAAATAGTTGATCTAGCAGAGAGATCAGAAGAAGCACTAGAAGGTTGAGTTCTAGTAACAGTTCCTACACCTGTCTGAATAATTGTTGTAATGTTAGCAAAGTACTGACGTACAGTATCAGAAACACTGTTACACTGAGGATATCCTGTATCCTGAGTAATAGTGTCATCAACATCTGGAGTATATGCAGATGTATAACGTCCAGCAGGTAATGTAAAGTATACGTAACTATTAGTTGTATTAGCAGTAGCATTAACAGCATTACCTGTTGATAATCCTGTTGGAGATACTGTTCTCTCAATAGAACTTAGATTACCCTGTGTACCAATTGTATCTGTAACCAACTTAAATAGACTTGTAATTGCAGATGCAACATTCTGGCAAGGACCATTAGATATATTTCTTGTTACAACATTTAAAGATGCAGGTACTGAGATAGTATCAGTAACAATCTTAAAGAGACTATCAATTGTATCTCTAACATTATCACACCTACCACCAGATGATATTGTTCTTCCTACACCACCTATCTGTACTTGACTGGTTGCTCTTACATAAGTATGTGCAAAATTACCACCAACAGAAATAGCACTAGAAGTAGCAGATACAAATGTGTGTGCAGAATTAATACTAATAGCACCTTGTCCACCATTAACATTAACTGTAATAGTACCACCAGATTGATCTACAGCAGTGATAGGAAGAGCAGTGTTATATGCATAATCAGATCCATTTGAACGAGGATAACTACTCTCACTAGTTTCAGATGCCTTACCAACTTTAAGAGTAATTGTTGTTCCTGTCTTCCCTATTACTTTTATAGTCCTATTATATACAGGGTCAGTAGCACGTGGATAATCATGTTCTGTAGCATGATCATCAGCATCACAAGTAAATTTAATACCACCACCAGCAATTGTTACAACATCATCAACTGCAACAGATCCTGCTGCTGTCGTTGTTAATACTAATGTGCCGTCAGTTGGAGTGTAATCAGCATCAGTTATGTTATATGCGTTATTACTAGAATCCTTAAGAGAACCAGGAACAGCAGATACATAATTGTGAGTACCAGTTGCAGCAGGGCAAGAGAACTTCAATGACTCCTCAGCAATCTCAATGGATGTTCCAGTAGTTAAACTATGATTTCCAATTGTTAATGTTAAATCACCTGTAGTTGGATTATATGTTGCATTTGTTGGTGTAAAGTTAGAAACTACCGACATTCCTACGTCAACAGTGATTGTTGTAGGAGTTACTGCTGCAATAGTAGGATCTACTTTAGATATTGGATCAGTTGATCTTGGATATGCATGTTCAGTTGCATTACTATCCTTATCACATGTGAATACTATTGATCCATCCTTAATATGAACCTTATCACCAACTTTATTACTATGAGATCCAACAGTTAGAACCATAAGTCCTGTTGTTGGATTGTAAGTAGCAGAAGAAACTGTTCTGTATATACCTTCAAGACTCTCAGGAGTTGTAATAGCATTCTGTACTATTGTAGAAAGAGTACTGATTGCAGACTCTACAGTTGTACACTTATAAGTTGACTGTGTACGTACAATATCCTTAAGTGTTGAGTGTGTGCTAATAGCATTAGTTAATATAGTAACCAATGTAGTGATAGCAGAAGTTTCATCCTGACACTTAGGATTGGTAGAATCAACTCCAGTACCTGTATTAGTTGCAGGATAATTAACCTGACTTAAAGCAGTATGTCCACCAACAGTAACAGCAACATTTTGTACTACCTGAATAGCAACATCCTTAAGATGATTGATTGCTTCTACTGTCTCTGCTATAGCTCCACCCTGTACAGCACCACCAACATATAAGTTAGCAGTATCCCATACACGATCATTACCACCATGCTTGATGTTATGAGCAAGAACATCAACAATATCTTTTAGATCATCATTACAATCAGCAATACTATATCCAACAGGAGGTGTGTAACCACCGTTGTTAGCAAGCATTCTACCCTGTGCTATGTCAGCAATAAATTGCTTATTAAGTGTTAGGAGAATTGAAGCATCAGCAGCCTTATTATTAATAGGAGTCTCATTAGCACCAGTAATTGTGGTATCATATGTCTGAGTTAATCCATGATTACCAATAGCAAGAACTTTCTCATTTCTCATTACCTGAATTGCTAACTGAGTAGCATCTTGGAATGCCTCAATTGTCTGAGTCTCTTCACCTGCGACATGAGCACCTGTAACATACAGTTGTGCCATATCCCAAACCCTATCATTACCACCAAATCCAGTGTTATATGAAACCTCAGTTATAAAGTCCTTAATGTCATCAATACAATCTTGCTTGTTACCTGTAGGTGGTAAGAATGTAGGATAATGGAGTTGCATTCTCTCATATGCTTCAGCAGCAATAAATGCAGCATTAGAATTGAGGAGATTATATGCGTCACCAAACTTGCCTTCTGGTGTAGAAGTTTGTGTAGCAGCAGTAATTGTGGTATCATATGTCTGAGTTAGACCATGAGAACCAGTAACAAGAACTTTCTGGTTCTTAATTACCTGACCAGCCATATCCTTGGCATGATCAAATACTATATTAGTCTCTGTCTCTTCACCACCAACTATAATCTGTTTAGATGCATTATCAAATTGATGAACACCAGCAGTATTATCATTAGCTGGTCCAACATTAACTGTAATAGCAGTACCAGTTACAGACTTAATTTCTGGATCAAAGCTAGCAATAGGGTCTGTTACTCTAGGATATGAATGAGGAGTTGCATTACTGTCTTTAGAACATCTAAATGTTAAAGCTCCAAGAGGAATTCTAACTCTCTCGCCAACCTTATGAGTGTGTGTGCCTATGGTAAGTGACATATCACCAGTTGCAGGATCATACGAAGCACCTGAAACTGTCTTCTTAACACCAGCAACATGGTTACCAGTCTTATATGAGTATGCAGCATCCCATGTCTTATCGTTACCACCGTATGCTACGTTATCTGCAATTGCTTCTAATAGATCTACAACGTCATCAATACAATCAGAGTTATGATAAGTTCTATTACCAGCAACAGAGAATACCTTATGTACTGAGTCAGATTTAGCAGACTTAAAGGTATGTGTATAATTACCACCACCTACAACTACTGCTCTCTTAATACTGTTAGCAACACCAGATACAAATTCATGATCAGTTGTATTAGTAGAAGGTACATCTGCTAATACCTGTACAGTAAAGTTATTAGCATCAGCAACAGTAACCTGTGTCCACTCATTACTGATAGGATCACTAGGTCTTGGATATGCATGTTCAGTTGCTTTACTATCTTCATCACACTTGAACTTAACCGCACCATCAGCAATCTTAATATAATCACCACTCTGCATTCCATGTCCAGTAGATGTAATAGTCATTACACCTGTTGTTGGGTTATATGAAGTACCTGCTTCTGGTGTTAAATCAGTAGCAGCAACAAACTGATGCTCATATTGATTACCAGCAGCAGAAGCACCTACATTAACTGTGATAGTTCCAGACTGCTTCTGAATAGCATTAGCAGCAGATCTCTTAAATGTATGAGCACCAGCTGGTTCATGCTTAACACTACTTCCAACAGCACTATCAAATGTGTGTGCAGATTGTGGTAGATATTGAATTGCTTCATTAACAGCACTTACAAATGCATGTGTGTACTGATTATTTGCATCAGCATCAAAACCAACATTGAATGTAATATCTCCTGTCTGTCTCTTAATACCACTTGCAGTAGCACCAGCATACTCATGTACAGAAGTATCAGATGACTTACCTACATTAATCGTGAATGTATTAGTTGTCTTACTTGTAATCTGCAACCATCTTCCACTTGGATAATCAAATCCAGCACGAGGATATTGCTTAGGTACAGTTTTTCCATCAAGCTCACATTTGAATGTTAATGATCCATCAACAATCTGAACATAATCACCACCATGAGTAACAGAATTAGCAGTTGTAAGAGCAGGTACAAATTGATGTACTGTTGTATTGGTGGATGGAGTAATATCTAAAATCTTGACATCAAATGTGTCTGTAGTTACATTAGTAACAGTAAGAGCTCTCTGACTTGCAGGGTCTGTAGATCTAGGATAAGCATGTGTTGTTACATTACCATCTTTAGCACATTTAAACTTAAGAGCACCATCTTTAATTTTTATAAACTCATTATTCTGTAATCCATGACCAGCAATTGTAAGTTTTACAATACCTGTTGTTGGATTGTACTCAGCATCTGTAGGAGTAAAGACTGAAGGACCATTAAATCCATGTCCATTAGATGTTACTGTAAGATCTCCACTTAGAGGATCGTATGTTGCACCAGTTGCAGTATGATCAGATGAACTAACCGCAGTAATTTCTATTGATTTACCTGCTTTAGGGTCAGTTCCAGGACGAGGATATGAATGATTAGTTGCATCATTATCTTTAGAACATGTAAAGGTTAATGAATTATCTTTAAGAACTATGTCATCACCAACTCTAAGACCATGTTGTCCTACCGTTGCTACCATAACACCTGTAGCAGCATTATAAGATGCAGCTGAAGGCTTAAAGTATTTGTTTGTTCCTGCATTACCAACATTTACGGTAATACTTGTACCTGTTACGGCTTTAATTGATAATGATCTACCAGATGCTTTATCCTTAGCATTTCTTGGATATGCCTGAGCAGTGTCATTACCATCCATTGTACACTTGAATGATACTGCACCGTTTTCAATAAGAACACTTTCATTAACACTTAATCCATGATCAGCTCCAATATCAAGTACTAAATCTCCACTTGCAGGATCATATGTAGTTGATGTTCCTGGAGTAAATGTCTTATTAGAACCAGCAACACCTACACTAACCTTAAATGTATCGGCAGTTGCATCAGAAACTGTTAACCACGAATCATCAGCAGGATCACTCGCTCTTGGATAACTATGCTCTGTAGCATTACTATCCATAGCACATGTGAATGTTAGAGAATCTCTAGCAATCTTAACTCTATCACCATTAGAAAGACCATGAGCAGTCTTTGTAAATATCAACTCTCCATTTGCAGGAGTATATGCAGCATCAGTTGGTGCTAAGAAAGAACTACCAACTTTAGTAATTTCCAATGCATTTTGATATGCTCTATCCTTTCTTCTCTGTACAGCATCATTAGCAATCGCATTACATACATGAGTAGTAGTATTGGTAGAAGGTGCAGAATCTAAAACCTGTATATCAAATGTAGTTGCAGTTACGTTAGATACTGGAATAAACTTACCACTAATAGGGTCAGTAGCACGAGGATATAACTTATCAGATCCTTGACTATCTTCATCACAACGGAATGTTAATGATTCATCTACAACTTTAATAAGATCCTTATTCTCAAGACCATGAGCAGCAAGAGTAAATGTTAATAATCCTGTTACTGGATTATATGCAGCAGCAGTTGGTGTTAAGTTAGTTGTACTTGCTCTTGGATATGCGTGAGTAGTAGCAAATGAATCCTGAGAACACTTAAACTTAAGAGATTCATCTGCTAACCTAATAGTTTGTCCTTTAGCAAATTTATGATCATTAACTGTTAACTGAATATCTCCCGTTGCAGGATCATATGTTGCATTAGTTACATCATGTGATACAGTAGGTGTCTTACCAACATTAATTGTAAATGTATCAGCAGTTGATGCTACAAGAGGAAGTATCTTTGCTCCAGCAGGATCACTAATACGAGGATATGAATGCTGTGTAGCATTTCCATCCATACCACAAGTAAAGTTTAATGCGTTGAAATCTATTCTGACTGCATCTTGTTCTGAAAGAACACCACCTGCAACAGCAGACACGTATGTATGAGTATAGTTACCGCCACTTGTTACAGCATTAGTTGCAGTACCACCAGCCCATGTATGAGCACCAGCAGTATTATCGTTTGCTTTACCAACAAATAAAGTTATTGTAGTTCCTGTAACCTGATCAATCCTGATCGCTTTATTATAAAATGGGTCAGATGATCTTGGATATGTATGGTTACTTCCATCACTGTCCTTAGCACATGTAAATGTCAAGGAGTTTGCTGCTATCCTTATACTTGTACCTTTCTTCAGTGTATGGTTACCAATGGTTAGAACCATTACACCAGTAGCAGGATCATAAGTTGCTGTGGATACGTTATGAGTTGCAGCAGCAGTTGCACCAACATTAACTGTAAATGTATCAGTAGAAACATTAGATACTGTTAACCACTTACCACTTACATGATCACTTGCTCTAGGATATTTCTTTGTCTTACTAGCATCCATTGTACACTGAAGTGACAATGAATCATCCTTAATTAGAACTCTCTGTCCATTAGTAAATCCATGACCAGCAATAGTCAATACCAACTTACCATCAGCAGGAGTATATGCAGCATTAGTAACTGTATGCTCACCTGCTTTCAACATTCCATGAGCAGCAGATGTTAAGACCATTTCTCCAGTCTCAGCATTATATGTTGCAGCAGTAGGAGTAAACTTCTGAACTGATGAACCAAGAACCATCCTTTCAACTGACTCAGCAGCAATCAAATTCTTATTAGCAAGAATCAGATTACGTGCATCACCATTTCTATCATTAACCAATTCTGGTTGATCTGTAGCAATAGGATCATTAGCAGTAACCTTAGACTGTGTTAGACCATGTGTACCAAAGATGAATACATCTTCCTTACGCATGACCTGAATGGCCATGTCCTTACAATAGTTAAATGCAGCAAGAGTTTCAGTCTTCTTCGCTGCTAGATCTACAACAGCACCTCTCTCGTAATAATCAGCAGCATCCCATGTCTCAGCATTACCACCATAACCAGTGTTATCTGCAATAGCATCAATTGCTTTCTCTAGATCATCAATACACTTTGCTTTACCTGTAACAGTAGTATATCCACTTGAAGGTGTATATGAAGGGAAGTCAAGAAGCATTCTTTCATATGCTTCTGTTGCAATAAATGTCTTATTAGCAAGAATTAACGCACGAGCATCACCAAAACGACCTGTTACAAACTGCTTAGTTGCTGTCTGTGCATTATCACCCAACTCAATAGATGTTGAGTCAATAACTTTCTTAACAAATGTATTGTTAGGAATTACAGGGTTTGTTGGTCTTGTTGCACCAGTATTCAACTTACCATTAGTGAACATGGCAGGATCATAGTCAGCAACTGTCATGCCTTCTACAACACCACTAGTATCACCAATGTTAACAATAGCACTGTTATTAGTTGTATCTACACCTGTACGTAAATATGTGAAGTTACGCATTGCAGCAAGTGCAAGATCTTTAGCGTAATTGTAACCTTCTAAAGTCTCTGTTAATTCACCAGTAATATAAGATAAGTTATTACCAACATAATATGATTCAGCAGCCTGTATAGTATTAACATTACCACCAAGTCTTAAATCTTGTATTGCAGCATCAAGTAAATATCCAACGTCTCTACGGCACTTAGTAATAGTAATTGTTTCCTTTACCTTAAGTGCTGGATACTTAGCAAGAATTCTATCATATGCTTCATGTGCAATAAAATCTTTATTTGCTTCAATTCTATCAGCAGCATCAAGTGTCTTATTATTAATAGTTACACCAGAAGGGTTAAGAATATCTACTGTTGTAGTAAACTTCTTAAATCCACTTGGTTCTAGAGTTGCAAAGAACTCATTATTTCCACCAGCAGTTCTTGGATTTAACTTAACATATAGTTTATCATCTGTCTTAGCACCTATACGATATCCACCGATAGTTGCAGCAAGACGTTTGGTTGGATCAATTCCACCATCATCCCCAAGATAAACCTTGGTGTTATTACTAGAATCATTTGATGCATATACATCAAGAGTATAATAAGACTGTCTCTTAGTATTTCCAGATGTTTCATCAACTGTTTTAGGAGGAACAATATCAGTAAGATATCCACCTTTATCTTGTGCAAAGGAATAACCCTTATGACCTATAGCATGTAATGATGTATTACCGAAGTTACTGTTAGAGTTAGTGATACTCATATCACCACCACTTTCCATTAGGAAGTGATCGGCAAAACCAACAGCGAAGATACTAACACACTGAATAAATGCGTCTTCAGAAGCACGAACGTGGAAGTTTCTCCAATCATCCTTCCAGAATGCATCACCCTTAGTATGGTAAGGTACTGTTGCAAATGCGTCTGTTAGAGATGCTTGATTGAACGTGTTTGTAAACTCATCATATCTGATGAATGCTCTATCGTCTTTCTGTAGTGATACACCAGTATACTGTGCAATAACAACTGACTTAAATCCAGTTGCTTTTAGACCATTAGCCCAGATACCACAAATACCCCATGTAGATCTGATGGAGCAGTTGAATACGTATGGAGATGCTGACTCAACAGAATCAACTTCTGCTTTAACTACAGCATTAGAATTTAATCCATTTGATGTGGTATAAGTTGTACCACTAACAAGGTTAGTAGAAGTACCTAACGCACTTACAGTACCAGGAATTTGGTAAGAAAATTTTCGCTTATCTACTAAATCAAGAGATGAAATTGCAAATGTGCCATCTATCTGATCATCTAAACCATTACTTTCAATAGCAACGAACTGATTCTTAAAGTAACCATGATTAGTCTTAGTTGATACTTCAACAGTAATAGTTCCTGCTGGAGATGAATCAGTACACTTAATAGACTCAATCGCACGAATATCTGATAGAGGACCAACAATTCTAGTCTCTTCAATTCTATCACTAAATTCGTTTGTATCATCAATTGTTGGTTGATACTGTGCGAATGCCTTAGCAACCTTCTGATAATATAGACCTAATTCTTCTTTATCTGCATACTCAAATACAGTTAGTTTGTGGTGAGAGAAATTAGGTACTGCTAAACTAGTCCATGCAGTTCCAGGACTATCAGCAGGAGCTGTCTGGTAATAAACCTTACCTACACCATCAGTTGTATCATATAATGGTGAAGTAGGTTCCAAGTCACCATCTCTGATGGTAAACTGCCAGAAGTAACAACCACCAGTAACATTGAATATAGCAGATCTTGACTCTAATCTATCAGCAGGATCAGGGACATATAATGGATGAACAGAAGTTCTACGTAGATCATAACCAATAATAGAAGAACCACGAGGGATTATGACACCACCCTCAGTGTTATTAAACTTATACAGTATGTTATTAGGATCGGACAGATCTAATATGGAATCATCATTCCACTCACTTAATGCTTGATCAAAATTAAACGTATCAATTCCAGTTGAAGTAGTAAGACCTGGTCTGTTATCAATATAATGCTTACCAGGCATCACCATGACGGTGAATTGATCAAATCTATCGTTGTCTAATCCTGGAACATAAGAGAAACGTGAAATCTCTATGAATGCTCTCTGAAGCGACTTGAATGGTCTAACAGGTGAATTACCCCTATTATTCAATTCATCCGATGCGTTAAAGTCGTCAGGAGACACATACAAATACTTACCAGTCTTGGAACTAATAAGATTGTCAAGTCTTGTCAAAGCCATATTCTTCTACTGTAGATTGTTAGTCCGATCTCAGTATATTTATACAAGTAAAAACGCTAGTATGACTTCGGTTCTAAAAAACTCCCAAGGCAGGATTTGAACCTGCGACCAATCGGTTAACAGCCGATAGCTCTGCCGCTGAGCTACTTGGGATTGAAATACGGGACAGATGGGATTTGAACCCACGACCTCTGCCGTGACAGGGCAGCGTTCTAAACCACTGAACTACTATCCCGTAAAGGGGCATTTCACCCCTATGAGTTACTTGGGTTAGAAGGCTAACTTAACCCCCATCTCACCTTTGGGTCAAGCAAGGACGAGTTCACGGGTGCGAACTGGGCTTACTGGACGTGAGAATGCTACGATGTTATTCGCAGCAGTGTTATCTGTTTTAGCAGATGTGTTTGCTTATCCAAGCAGGTTTTCAGTCATGTTCCTTATACCCCGTCAAAACCAGGGCACCCCCGTGATGGAGGTGAGGGGAATTGAACCCCTGTCCGAGATGTAGGTGACATCACCTATCCTCAAAAGAGGATGCCATCAGAGGGATTTGAACCCCCGACCTTGGCTTTACAAAAGCCCTGCACTACCACTGTGCTATGATGGCAAGAGAATTAGATCAGGCAGTTGCTTGATCCCTGCGTGAACCAATCTGTGACAATTAGCACAGAGAGGAACACACTTATCCACTTCCTCCTTTAATTTATCATATGGACCTGTTCTTGTCAACCCTGTAAGACTAACAGTTTTCTCACTGTTGTCTGCATGATGAAGATCCATAACTGGAGTAGGATACTGTATATTACAGATCACACAAGGATTTGACTTGGCTTCATCAACCAATTTCTGTCTGTTTTCAGGACCACGTTGATTCATTCTTTTAGTTTTCCCGTGTTTTCTTGCCCATTCTCTTTGGTATTGTCTATTCTTTTCCTTGTCCTTTATGGGCATGTAGAACCTCCAAAGCTTTTCTTACTTCAGGAGTCTCTTCCCACTCCCATGTCTCTTCACGACCTTTCTTGTCAATTTTCTTCCAGGATTTTTTCATGGTTTCACTGCTCCGTAGTTTCATTTTTCTTATCTAGTACGTAAATATCATCACTACCCCAGACAACCTTGTCGTCTCTCCATCCTTGGTCTCTACTCTTATAGTGTTGACCATTGAACTTCACTGTAGATCTTACCACACCTCCACGTATAATGCAAGCATCTGTTTTAACTTTACCATCATAATAATCTCCTACCTTAAAGAACATCATATCACAGCAATGGTTATGCTCACCCCAGTCAGGTGTCCAATTCTGTACTATAATAACACCCTGTTGTTCAAAAACTTTGTGCCACTTGTATCTATAGGGATTATCTTCACCCATATAATGATACCACTGCTTAGAAGTTAATTCATTATCACCAATACGTTCCCACTTAAGTTTGCAATGAGCATACTTAGCAGGGTTTGAAGATGCTTGGTTCCAGTTATCATAGAACCCTTCTAGTTTATCACAAAAATCCAGAGTAGGCATTTATATTTGTTAAGTAGTTGTATATTTGTTGACACCAACACATATATAGTGTAGAATTAAGGAAAACAAGATGAAGTGAAATCTCTCTTCATTATGGTCCAGTTAATTTCAGTAGAGGTACTCTATGCATCACAATATCTTAAGTAGTAACCAATTAGCAGAGTGGAATCACTCAGACACTTCTAGTTCCGAACTAGACAAGATGAACGACTATTACAACTGTATGATAGATGCCGAAGAAACCCATTCAGACAAACGAATATGTTATCATATTCTAGAATAAACTATTAAAGACCCTCACAAGAGGGTCTTTTTAATGCCTATCTATATCTCTTAGATACAGTCATCTCACTAATAAATGATCCAAGATAACTAAGAGCTAACTTCAAGAATGACTTGGTAGCATTGCCTTGAATCTCATCAAACATAAACATATTCAACTCAAAAGCATAGTTTGCCTCTGCAATAAGAGCATTCTCTTGAGGTACAGTTGCACCTAAGTTATCAAGAATTGCTCTGTAGTTCTGCTTGAACAACTTAGCATCTGGTATACTAGGGAACTCATAGAAATCTAATCCCTTACCTGTTGGTGGTTTAAGAACACGTGCTGTAATCTCTTTCAAGATCTTACCACCTGACAGATCACCAATGTATCTGGTATAATGATGAGCAACAAGTAGATGAGGACGTTCCTCTGCTATCTCATTGATTCTTGCACAATACTTATTACATGCTTCTGATGGTATCTGTT